TCCTGTAGTTCAATCAGGTAAAAAGCCTACAAGACGTTACATAAATGAAGTCAAAACTTGGGGCGTGAATAAAGCCAAGTGGGAAGCAGCGAATGAGTTTTGTAAGGATAGAGGATGGAAGTTTCAGATCATGCACGAAGAACATCTAGGGATAAAGTAAATGGCAATCATATTTGACGAAATTTTAAGTAAAGGTATTCGTGCTGGTCAGATTCCCGCAAAGGAAGAACAAGCAAGAAATTGGTATCGCGATACTGCCAAAAAGTTCAAAACAATTGATGAGAGAAAACTTATGAGAGCCGATGTGGATCGTATCCGCTCGCAGCCCAAGATTGGTCATATGTACATGTTCTACTATGACGCAAAACATAAAGAAACTCTGCCATACTTTGACAGATTTCCGATGATCTTTCCATACAAGAAAGTAAAGGGTGGCTTCATGGGCATCAACATGCACTATCTACCTCATGTTCTCCGTGCAAAACTTATGGACTCGCTATACGATATTGCTTCAAATGACAAGTATGACGAAACTACCAAACTGCGCATAAGTTACAATGTCTTAAATAGCGCAGCAAAATACAAGTGGTTCAAGCCATGTATCAAACATTATCTAACAAATCAAGTGAGAAGCAGATTCATCTATGTGTATCCCGCAGAATGGGACATTGCGTTGTTTCTTCCACTTGAAAGATTCGACGGCGCAACCAAAGCACAAGTCTGGAAAGACAGCAAGAAATTGATAGGATAACACATGGCTTTTAACGTTGGCGATTTTCGAGCAAAAATATCAGAGTTTGGTGGTTTAGCCAAAGCAAATAAGTTCTTAGTTCAAATCATTGCGCCTAAATGGACAGATAATCTATCAGACTCGTTAACTGTAAGCGCAAGTGATCCTGCGCAGCTTAGATTTCTATGCGACACTGTAAACTTGCCTGGTAAGAATCTCACAACAATTGATTATCTGCCTCAAGGTTTTGGCGCAGTGAGTAAAATTCCTGTCGGCGTTGTGCATGATCCATTGACGACCACCTTTTTTATGGACGGCGATCACATGGTAATGAAGTTCTTTCAACTATGGATGCAAGAGATTGTCAACACGGGAAGTTCATTTAACGGACCACTCGCAGCATACAAAGATCGAACTGACCACGAAATGTCTTACAAAGACAACTATTCCACAACAGTCATCATATCATTCTTTTCGGACGATGGTGGCTCTGTCTTAAAATACTATTTCAAAGACGCTTATCCTGTGCAGATCGGCGCAGTTCAACTTGGTTGGGAACAAAACGATACGCTTGCAAAGTTGCCGATAGAGTTTTCTTATAGCACATACACAGTCTTCCATGATCAATTACCCACAACTGTTTCTGAAGGACCAGCAGTCAATCTATTCCAAAGACTTGCGCAGTTGGGAACTATCGCTGGCGTCATAAATAATATCAGAAGACCAAGAGGCATTCAAGATATTATCAATCAATTAACAGACCTTTCACTTCTGAAAAACTTACTATAATATAGAGGATTAAATTATGAGTTTACCAAAACTTAACGCGCCGATTTTTACAATTGAAATGCCATCGAATAAAAAGTCAGTGAAGTTCAGACCATTTACGGTAAAAGAAGAGAAGCTACTTCTTCTTGCATCCGAATCAGATGACGCGAAGTTTATTAACGATACCATTCTGCAAGTGTTAAATAACTGCTTTGTTGATGACATTGATATCGCAGAACTCGCTACATTTGATGTTGAATATCTATTCATCCAATTAAGAGCGAAGTCGGTAAACAATATCATCACTCTCAAATTTAAAGATGACAACGAAAAAGTAATTTCACAAGAGATTGATCTTGAAGATGTTAAGGTATATTTTGATCCAAATCATACGAACAAAATTCAGTTGAATGATGAAGTCAGTATGGTGATGAAGTATCCGTCTTTTGGCATGATCGAAAAAATGTCTTCTGAAAACAATAAAGGATTAACCGAAGTCATCTCGGCTTGTATAGATAAAGTATACACCGCTGATGAAGTCATGGACCTAAAAGATTACACAAAGGCTGAAATCGCAACATTCATCGAATCGTTCACATCCAAAAACATGAGAGAGATTGAGGCATTTTTTAATTCTCTTCCAAAATTGAAAATGGACATTCTGTATAAAGACGAAGAGACTGATACTATGAAAAAGAGAGAGGTTTCAGGACTACAAAGTTTTTTTACCTCTTAATGGGCTATAACAGCCTAGCTAATTACTACAGTCTGAACTTTCAACTCATGCAACATCATAAATATAATTTGAGTGATATAAATGAAATGATGCCATTTGAGCGGGATTTATATGTTGATATGTTAATGGCTCATATAGAAGAAGAAAAAGAACGCAAACAAAAGGCTAATTAAAATGGCAACACCATTACCGACAATCGCGACAAACACTGAAGAGACTGCAATTGCTGTATTGGAAGGTAATGACATACTTGAAAAAGTGAATGTGTCTATTCTTGACATGAGAGATAGGGTCACAACAGTTCTTAATGATTTGACTAACACATTCAATTCTTTTACCGAAAGCCTAAAAGAACAACAAGCAGCATTGATCAATGCATTGTCACTTGCTCCAAACAATGATGCAGGTGAAGGTGACGGCGAAGGTAACAACAATAAAAAAAATAAGACCAGCTTCTTAGATAATGTGATAGAAAAAGGTCTTATGCAAGCTGCTGGAATTTCTATCGCAGCTTCTATTGCCGGTATTATAACAAGTATGACAACATGGCTTACAGGAATTGTCACCACTTTCACTAAGATTGGTACAGGTCTTATAAAATTCGCTAAACTTGGTGGAAGACTATTCTTGCCAATCACTCTTATCATCGGCGCTATTGGTGCTGTCAGCGCGAGTTGGGAGTCATTTGCGAATGGTGATATATGGACAGGACTAGAGCAAGCCGTCACTGGATTCTTCAATTCAATCGTCACTATCCCTCTTGATCTGATTAAAGACGGGGTCGCGTGGCTACTATCGAAGATGGGATTTGATGAGGCAGCAGATGTTTTAAACTCATTCAGTTTTACAGAAGAGTTCAACAAATTAATAGGCAAACTATTTGATGGAGTAAAGGGAGCATTCAGTCTTATAACTGACCTATTTACTTTCGGAGAAGAAGACAAGACATTACTCGGCACTTTAGGCAAACTGACTGACATTGTATTTCTTCCAGTCAATATGGCTATAAATTTTGTAAGCGGACTATTTGGTTGGTCAGAAGAAGGCGCGCCACCTTTTAAACTACAAGACTGGATCGGCGAGAAGATAATGCAAGTAATCGACTGGGTATCAGGAATGTTCTCTTGGGCAGGGGAAGGAATTGCTGCTGGCTGGACATCTCTTACTGATTACATCTCACAGAAATGGACAGATATAACCAACTGGTTCAGTGAAAAGCTAAGTTGGGCAACAGAGGGCGTTGGAGAAGGTTGGTCATCTCTTACTGATTACATCTCACAGAAATGGACAGATATAACCAACTGGTTCAGTGAAAAGCTAAGTTGGTCAAACGATGATTCCGAGAGTGAAGAAGGTCCAGGGTTCATCTCAAAACTTGTATCGGACGCATGGGCTTCAGTGACACAATGGTTCACAGACTCGCTTGCTGGCATCACAGATTCTTTACCATCATGGGAAGATATCACAGCAAGCATTATTTCAAAACTACCATCGTGGATGGTACCAGATAGTTACAAAACTCCCGAAATGCTTACGGGTGAGTTGAAAGCAAAAATTGCTGAGAATCAAGGTCTCATTAGCCAAATCGATTCGGGACAAGGTGGTAACAGTTATCTTACAAGAGACAGTGTTGAAAGATCACGCGCAGCCGAAGAGATGGCAGCACAGCAAAAACAACTTGCCGAGATTGAAGCGCAAAAACTTTCTAAAAATGGTGCTGCAGGATCAATTAATGTGACTGGTGGATCATCAACAACTACACAAAATTATGGTGGGGACTCTATCATCATGGGAATAGCACCGCAAATTGGTGGCGGTAGACCAGACAGACCATTTTAAATGAAAAAGGGCGCCGAAGCGCCCTTTCTTGTATCAGTCGTCCGCTAGATTTTTAAAGAACGCCATGTCATCGTCATCATCAGAAGACATAGATGGAGATGAACTTTGTTCCATAGACGGAGCAGAACGCTCTTTAAACTTAGGAGTAAAGTTCATCTCCACACTGTCGTCCTCGGCAGCACTTACTGTGGGTGCGTGTGATCTGCCATCAAGACCCAGAACTTTATACAGTTTTGCTTTCAGTTCGGCATACGTCTTGAAGTTTTTAGGATCGACAAGTTCTTTCAGAGAATATTCTGATTTCCAAATTTCTTCCAAAGCAGCGTCATCATTCTTCAATGGTGCTTGTGCAGCAAACTCTGACTTATCGTAGTTACGATAGCCTTCGTAGTTGCGGATTTTAAGTTGAAAATCTGCGCCTTCCCATAGATCGAATGGGTTAGCTGGAACTTCTCCTGGATATTGCGGAGTCATTTTGTCGCTGAGTTTCTCAAAGATTTTCTTGCCATATTTGAACAAGAAGACTTTGCCCTCGTTATGTGGATTTGCTGGGTCTTTTACGACATACACATTCGAGATGAAAGAAAGACGGCGCTTTTGTTTGCGAACAATTTCTTTGTTCGATTCGAT